CGCCTAGCGCCCCAATACGGCCAGACGCCGCCCATGGCCCGCGTCAGCCCCTTCCAGTCGGTTCGGCAGGGGCTGGTACGCCAGCGGGACGAGTCACTGGGCGACACCCCAATGAACCCAATGGTGCTGGAGTCGCTGTTGGCGACCCTGCTCGGACAAGCGCCACCTGGGTACTTTCGGGAGTCGGGACGCTAGTGGCCTACCTAGGTGATCCACGCAAGCAACTGCCGCAAACCGGCAACGCCTTAATTGATTTCCTGCTGAGTGCCCTGGCCGCTGATCCCATGGGCGGGCTGGGGGGTGCCGGGCCGCTGCTGCGACCCAAGCCCCGAATGTTACCCGCGCTCTATCGGGGGTCTCGGTCGGCGCCGCCCAACTTGCCGGGCGCAATTCGCAATCTCCAGCAGGCGTTGAAGGCCCTGGCCGTTAAGCACCCTGAACTAACGTCATCCTACCAGTCCTACAAGACTTCGCCCGGCCGGGGCCTAAGCGCACTTAGCAGCCGGGCAGGTGGGGGCCGCAAAGCCTGGGGTACCGCCTTTACCCGCGAGGGCCTCGACGAGTTGCTCAGCCTTAGCAAGCAAGGGTACCACGACAAGGCTCGGCTATACCATCCTGATGTAGGCGGCTCAGCAGATCAGATGTCGCTGCTGAACAACATCTACGAGTTCGTCACCCGACGGTTGAATGATCTCAAGTTCACCGCACCCCCGAGGCCGAAACCGTGAAGGGTCTAAGCGTTACCACAAATCCGATGGGCTTCACCTCGGTCAGACTGCATTATACAGCTGATCCGAGCAAGGACCCATTCCACAAGGACCCAGACGTTGCCAAAGTGGCCCAGCTGTGGCTTGATGGCCAGCGGGCCCAGTGGCCGGACCCCAACGACTTCGAGCGTGAGTACGAGATCAACTTCTTCGTGGGCAAGGGAACCAGGGTATTCCCACAATTTAGCCAGGCCCTGCACTGTCGCGACGAGATCAAGCCCAACAAATACAAGGTGGTTTACCGGGGTTGGGACTTTGGGTGGCACTGCCCCGTTTGTCTGCTAGCCCAGATTGACCCGCAGGGGCGGCTGTTGGTGCTGCGAGCGATTGTTGGCAAGGAAAAGAGTACCCGCGATTTCGCCCAGAGCGTAATCGAAAAGTGCGGCCAGTGGTTCCCCAACCACGCCGCAGGATTCGAGGACTTTTGCGACCCGGCCGGCCAACAGGTTAAGGCCATGGAGAGCGAGCGGAATGAGAAGCGGGACACCGAGGTTCTCGAGGGTCTTGGCATCCACGCCAAATACGAGTATGGGTGGAGCCGCAAGGACGGCCGAGCCCTGGTGCATCGGCTGCTGACGCTGCGGACCGACGGTACACCGGGTTTGCTGGTCGACTTCGGCCAATGCCACCTGCTGGCGGAGGCGGCCCTCGGACGCTACGTTTACCCCGAGATGCAGAATGGCCGCATCGCCGAGGACCCCGACGACAAGACCCACCCCTGGGCCGATCTGATGGGAGCCCTGCGATATCTGGTGATTGGCTTGCATCGCAAATTGGGCTTACCGCGTATGGCCCTGGCGAGTTCACCGCTGATGGCGAAACCCGACGATAACTGGCATGGCTACGGGACCCCGATCAACTAAGGACGCTAATGGCTGAGTCCCCCGAACTAGATCCAATTCCAGTCGCCGAACCCGAAGCCGACGAGGCCCGGACCCTGCTAGACGAGCTGCTGCCTCGGCTGGACGCTGATGACGAGTGCGCGCTGTGGACCGCCGTGTCCAGCGACCATACCGAAGCTCTCAATGATCGAATTGAGTGGGAGAACAGCCTGGCTCGTTGGGATCGCCAGTACCACGGCGTGCTCCCCACCAAGACCTACCCGTGGCCCGGGTGCAGCAACTTCCACGTACCCCTCACGATGCTGGGAGTCGAAACACTCAAACCCCGGTTGATCGCCTCGGTCATCGGCAGTGAGCCGATGGTCATGGCCAAACCCACCGAGTCAATGGACGAGGTTCGGCGCGACAAGACCGAACTGTTCCTGAATTGGCAGCTGCGCAATCAGCTTAATATTGCGCCACTGGTTGCCGAGTCGGCCCACAGTTTCCTGATCCCCGGTGTGGTGTTTGCCAAGATTCTGTGGCGGGTTGATCGCCGACGCATCAAGGCCCTACGGCGGTTTCCCCTGTCCACGCCGACTCCCGACATTTTCCGGGCCCTGTTCGGACCGGACGTGCCCGAGGAGATTCCCGAACAGGTTGGCGGAGTATTCGAAACCGAGATCCGCACTCACAACGGGGCACCGCGCAAAGTACGCGTTAAACTCAAGGCCACAGCCCACGAGCTGCTGGCTCTGGTGGAACGCGACGAAATCCTGTTCGAGGGTCCCCGGCCTGAGTTGATTAAGCCCGAGGATGTGATCGTGCCGGTTAACGGCGACCAAAACATCCAACGGCTGCCTTTCATTCAGCATCGGCAGTATCTGTTCGAGTCGGATTTGCGCCGCATGGTGGCAGCTGGGCGACTCTACGCGGACCGGGTGGACGAGCTGATTAACCAGGTTCAGGGCATCGGCGAGACCAGTCTGGATTCGGCCGAAGTGCAGATGCAGCGCCGGGAGCTGGAGGGCACCGAGTCCCAGGCCGCCACCGACGTCCGGAATCTGCAGTACGAAATCATCGAAGACTATCGGTGCTATGACCTGGATGGCGATGGACTAGACGAGGAAATTGTGGTGTGGATTAGCCGCAATCTTCCCGACAAGATTCTCGGATACGATTACCTCGACAACATGTGCGCCCACAGTCTGAGACCGTGGGTGGTGGGGCGCTATTTGGCTCTGCCGGGCATGTTCTATGGGCCCAGCTTTGCCGAGATAATCCGGGGCGTCCAGGAGGAGATCAACACGATGCATAACCAACGTGTTGACTTCGGGACGCTGACCAACGCGCCTCGGTTCTTTTATCGGGCGTCGAGTACGACGATTCCCGGGGCTATCCGGACGCGGCCCGGCGACGGCGTGCCGGTCGATGATCCACAGCGAGATATCTTTATCCCGAACTGGAACGGCAGCCCGGCCTTCGGACAGGCCGAAGAGGCATTGCTGTACCAGTATTTCGAGCGTCTGACCGGCCTAGCCGACTTGGTTCTTGGCCGCCAGCCCAATCGGGTGGGCGCAACCAGGACAGCGCAGGGTACCAACGCCCTCCTTAGCGAGGCTGGTCTGCGATTCGAGACCAGCATGCGTGCTTTCCAATCCTTTTGGGTTGAGATTTTCGAGCACATTCTGGCTCTAGACGCTCAGTATCTGACGCCGGGTGTGGAATTCCGGGTGACCGGTCGCCTGCCCGAGATTCTGCGCATCAACGACCGCAGCGAACTAACGGGCAAGTTCGACCTAGTACTGACGGGTAACACGGAAACGATGAACCGCCAGGTTATGCGCGAGGACGCAACCGTGAAGCTAAATGCGGCACTTAACCCCATAGCGCTGCAGCTCGGTATTATCGGCAAGAAAGGCCTGGTACGACTGTACCGTAACTTCTACCGAAGCTACGGGGAAATTGACCCGGATCTGGTCGTGGAGCCGCTTGGCGAACTGATGGTCTACA